ATTTATCAAATGATGATAATATAATAATAGGTTGTAATTCTTCGTATAAAAGTAATGGTAATAACAATATATACATCGGAAAGAATTCAGGAAGTAATGTTAGTGGTCATAATAATATAATATTAGGTAACATTGATAACACATTTTTAGGAAATGAAAAAAGTGATTATATTGTTATAGGAAATAAAGAAAATATTTTTATTGAAGGTGATATAAATGAATTGAGATTTCATTCAAAAAGATGTGTTTTTGAAGATATAAGTATTAAAATTGCGTCAAAAATGAAAGCAACTTGTTTTTCATTCCAAATTAAGCCGAGGTTGGGAAATTTTGGCTATGAATATTGTTATTTTCATGTTTATATAACTAATGCAACTGAATGGAAAGCTAGATATAATGAACATTTAATTTTAGTAGCACGCAAATATAGTCATAAAATAGATGACACAACTGATTATTGGAAATATCAAGGGGAATATACACAATCATTCACACTGAGCGATGTAAGTAAATTAAACTTTACTAACGTGTGGTTTAAAAACGATTGGAATAATACGATGTATTGGATTGTAACTGTTGATTTTTATTTAACATCCAAAACTGTTCTCATTGGCGATGATAGTGATAACGAATATTTAATAGGAACATTTATATCAGATCAATTCGTAGGATGGACACCCTTGGGTAGGTAAATTAACATAATATAAATTTAATTAGTATGGATGGTTAGACGAATTCCATAAACATAATTTACACAGTGTCACTTGCGCTGTCGCTGTCGTTGTCGCTGTCAGTGTTGAACCCCTTTTCCTGAATGTACTTGAAAATATCAGGATCATATTCGGGATTTAGTTTAGACTTAAATAGTGTAGGATCTTGAGTAGGAGTATAATAGCGTATTATAAGTGTAAGTGTGTGGTTAATTCCACGGAAATTGTAGTAAGATCCATCTGGATTCAAAAACTCAAAACTTAAACACGGTAATTTCCCAATGGGATGAAATTCTCGCGGAGGAATACTGCTGAAGTCAAATCGTTCATCTTCAAATCCTTGTACACTTAATTTAAATTTCGCCATACCCATGGAATAACTTTCATACGCACGAAATTTAAATAAGTGATCTTCTATTTCTTTACATCGTAACATCAAATAACGTTCACCAAGTAAATTGTGCATACCTGGTGCAACGACTTTATGCAATTTTTTGTGCAATATTACTTCAAAATTCAATTCGAAATTACTTTCGTTTAGTTTTAGTTTAACTCCAGCATTATTAGTTACTGCTTTCGAATCATCAACATCTGTGTTAACATTAACAGTAAAAATGTCACTAAATGTAATATGTAATTCATAGTCTTTATCATCAAGTAATTGTGTTTGTGTTAAATTTACAACATTTTTAGTAGTTGAACTGTCTTCATTATTTACTACGTCGTATATGCTCCAACTATAAGTTCCCTCAAGGATTTCTATTTTGATGGATTCAACATATCCACTATCGTAAACATCGTTACCTATTTTGAAAGGTTGAATAATTGAAATTGAAATACCTGAAGAATTTCCATAATTGTCACCGAGATTTGTGGGACTTTCATATGCTGTAAATGTAATATTATCTGTTTCCGATAATATTGATCCAAACCATCTGTTTTCAAATGTAGTTGAATACCGTGTATCTGTTATGAACATGTCTTCATAATCATGATGTGCAGATTTGGAAAAATTCCTATAACTTTCACTTGTATTGTACATATCAAAACCTAATACGGTATTTAAAGTAGAACTGTGCATGTCAAGTTCAAATTTATGTGGACTTACAAACTCAAAAGTAGATTTCACATTTGATGGACTGCTAACGTTACGAAGCAACATGTCAATATTATTTTCGTTAAAAATTTCGTTAACCTTAGTGATCAGTGTAGTATCATTGTAATCACCTATGGGTATTGTAAGTGTAATAAAATTTGGGACGTCTAGGTAGGTGTATTTACTTTTTGTTGTCAATTTATATGCATTAAGTCGTAGTTTGTTATTGTGTTCATCTACACTATATTGTGTACGTGGAATACTTGCATCTAATACTTCAACACTGTATACGTGAGTAAAAGGACTTTCAAAATTAATTTTGTAATTTTCAGGGGTTCTGTGTATACGTTTGTCTCTGTATTTACTGTCAATAAGTAATACATAACTTTCTTTCATAGAATGTTTTTTGAGATAATCAATATCTTCAATCATATTTTAAAGCAGTATTTATTTCTGAAGTAAAAACAAAGTCTTAAGGTAAATCATGTTTTGTACATTTTTATGAATAAATCTAAATCCAAAGTCACATAGATCTCCTTTTATACACTTATTATAAACATTCGCATTTTTAATTACATCAAAAGGATAACACAAACTAAATAACAACAATGAATCAAAAAGAACATTTTTATCATTTTTGTTTTTTAGTCTATGGTTTGTCAAGGTATATTTTGCAGTTTCTTCAATTATGTCCTCGATTATATTTAATTTCAATACATTTTTAAAGTTTTCTTTAGGGAAATTAAATAGAGGTTTAATACCTATTTGTACCCGTTTATAATTATAAACAAGTGGAGTTTTAATAATATTTGCAAATAAAACACCAAGTGCAACAGACAAAAATGTATTAAAATGATTAGACTCGCAAAATTCAATAACTTTATGACACGATGCACTTATTGCAAAACCACCACATGTTGCGTAAATAGAACCATTTCTTATTTTTTTAAGATTGATCGGTAAGTTTAGAAGTCTATTTTGTCTATATGTATCAAGAGAAGAAGTAAGTGTATATGATAAAGTCTTTGCAATTATCATGTCATTTGTTTTTTTTTGATTGTCCATTACACTACTTTATTTATCTATTTATTTAAAGTTAAATCATTAAGTATATAATAGTACTATCCAATGGGATTTAATGATTACAAAATTGAAAACAGAAACATCTGTGTAAAGAAAGGATGGAATAATATTAATATAAATTCACTATGGATGTGTATGATTGAAGAAGTGGGAGAACTTGCAGCAAGTATTCGTCGCACAACAAAAGTTTTTCCAGATTACAAAATAATGAACATTCAAGGGGAAATAATGGATGTGTTTAGCTATGTTTTACAACTTGCAGACATTTACAATGTTGACCTTGATAAAGTATGGGTAAAATACGCAAATACTAAACAAATTGATTACATTTAAAACGCTTCATGTAATATATGTACAATTTTCCATGTGGTGGACTTAAACAAATTTTTAGCCATTTATAAAAACACTTATATACAACAACGTTAATAAAAAGAATATTGAAATTTTTTTCAAGATTACTTATGCGTGTTTTTATTTTTGAAAACATGTCATTGCGACCTAAAAGCATGTAACCAGTGTATGACAAATACTCTACATTCTTACATTCGTCTTTAGTTATTTTTATGTATTTATCAAAAATATTAAAATGTTCTTTTGCATCAATAAGTCTTGAATTAAATGTTGGCATTTCAAAAAGTGTTAATTGATCGCACATAATTCATATATATAATATTTGTTTAAATTAAATGAAATTCAAATTTAAATTACCCAAAAATCTTGAAAATTACTATGCATTTATATTTCTTGTAATATTACTTGCATCAGCAAGTGTGCTTATATATTTTCAATTGACAAACCCTGCATTAAAATAATATAATATAATAAATGAAAGATAAAATAATAAACACGTTAGGTAAGATTATAGAAAAAGAAAGTGTTGAAAAGTCAAAGGGATATGTATTTAAAATAGCAATGTATAAAAAAGCTTTAAAAGCGTTTCAAAATGCAAATAAAGCAAACACGTATAACAATGCAGTGAATATACTAAAAACGGTATTTAAGAATCCAAAAGCTATACAAAATAAGTTAAAACACCTGTATAATAATAATAATTTTGTAGTTAATTTAGATTCAGAAACAAAAGCGATTTTAGTATTAAGTTCTGTTCCTCAAATAGGAATAGTTAAAGCAAAATCATTAGTACAAGACCATGGTATTAAAAGTATTGTAATGTTGAAGAATAATCAACATTTACTAAATAATCCTCAGAAATTAGGTCTTAAGTACTACGATGAACTCATAGACCCCAAAAGTTTGAAAGCCCATAGAATACCACGAAGTGAGATTACAAAATTCAAAGAAATTCTGAAAAAACACATAGATTCATTTGAAATATGTGGTTCGTACAGACGCAAACTATCACATAGTGGAGATATAGATGTGTTATGTACTGGTTCAAAAGAAGCATATAAAGCAATGATAAAAAGTTTAACTAATAAAGGAATTTTGAAAGAATATTTTAGTTATGGTTCATCAAAATGGTTGGGTATGGGTGTTGTAGACAATTTACATCGTAGAATTGACCTTCTACATGTTTCAAAAGAAGAATACCCTTTTGCGCTAATGTACTTTACTGGCTCACAAGAATTCAATGAAGCATTACGTGGTCATGCAAAAAGCATGGGCTATACTTTAAATGAACATGGGTTAAAACACATTGATACCAAAGAAAGTGTGCAACATAAATTTAACAACGAAAAAGATATATTCAAGTTTTTAAATGTGAATTATCATGAACCAGAAGAACGCATTCAAGGTAAATTCAAGATTACCAAAGTTAAAATTGCAAGTTCGTTGAAGACCAATGAACCAAAAGACAAAATACAATGTTTGAAAGGTATTGGTGCGGGTGGTTTTAGTATAGAACAAATAAGAAAAATAGGTGATTCAAAAGGATTAAATACAAAAGGTAAAAAAAAGAAGGAATTATGTGATATGTTATTTGGAAAAAATGTTCAAAATAATTCTGCATTATTTGACGTTAATAAGGGTGTTCTTCTTGCAGAAACCTTCAAAAATGGTAACAGTCCTATTGGTTACTATATGTCTGAAAAATATGATGGAATACGTGCAGTATGGAATGGTGTTGATCTAAGATCAAGAACAAATAAAATAATACATGCACCACAATGGTTTTTGGATCAACTTCCGAAAGAATATGCCCTTGATGGAGAACTTTATTTGGATAATGGAAAATTTGAAAATACAACAAGCATAGTATCTAAAAAGGTTCCAATTGATAATGAATGGAAAAAAATAAAATATATGGTGTTTGATATTCCAAGTGTAAAGAAACCATTTGAAGAACGTAAAAAAGTATTGACAACTTTGAAATCTAAAACAGAATTTATCAAAGTAGTACAGCATATTCTTGTAAAAAACCAAGAACAATTTGACACATATTACACAAATATTATATCACAAGGGGGTGAAGGTGTTATGCTGATTGACCCGAAGTCTCATTATGAACAAAAAAGAAGCAAGTATTTACTTAAAGTGAAACCAACACATGATGACGAAGCGACCATTACAAACATGATAGAAGGAAAAGGAAAAGACATTGGAAAACTTGGTGCGCTTGTAGTAAAGAAAAATGATATAATTTTTAAAATTGGAACAGGGTTTAATAATAAACTAAGAACACAATATTGGAAAAATAAAAACAAAATGAAAGGAAAATTGGTGACATTTACACACAAAGGAACTACATCAAAAGGGGTTCCCCGACATCCAGTATTTTTTCGTATTCGTTTAAATGAAAAAATGTAATATTATTTTTTAAAACACTATTATAATGAATGTATGTGCAATATGTTTAAATAATTTAAAAAATAATTTAAATATAACACCATGTGGTCATAAATATCATAAAAAGTGTATTGAAAGATGGCATAATACAGGTAAAACAACATGCCCACAATGCAGAAAAAGAACAAGAAATAATACAAAGAAAACAACTAGAAATGTGGTTATTGAGACTGTTTTAGAGAATATAGATACAGGAAACTTGCGTAATTCCTTAAAAACTTTAATGAAAAATATTGGTAAATTGAATAGTCCATCTGATGTTCAAAGAATGAACGGATACATAAATATATTATTCAATAGACAAAGAACACGACCATTGAGAATACCACCAAACATACCAGAATATAATAAAATAATGTCTATTAAAAATTCTATATTGGAATTAAATTTAAACAATAATGAAAAGATATTAATAAAAAGGTTTTCAAATCAAGTTAAAGAATATATGACATATGAAGAATTATTTGCACTGGAATAATTAAGTATTATATTATAATGAATGACTTTATTTACAATATGCTAATTTTTGGTTTAATACGCTATAGTATTCCAAATTTTGTCCTAAGTAAAAACATTAGATTAGACAAGTTAATTGTTACATCATTATGCTATGCGTTAGCTGTATATGTAACTAAAATGAAAAATAAGAAACTTAAAGAAAACATGCCCTAATTTTGTTGCAATATGTATGTTGTAGACTGTAAAAATCAAGTGTTTCGTCACATGGATAAATATAAAATTTATTTAAAGTTAATGGCAACTATAGGTGCTTTTGTTGATATGGTTTCTGAGTTTTTAAATGAACTTTCTAAATCTTTTCCAGAAGAAAAACAAATCAAAGAAAAATTAAAAACTATTGAAAGTTTCAGTGAAGAAGATAAACAAACGTTTTTCAAAGATCTTTGCAAAGAGATGAAAACAAATGAAAAATATATAACAAATAAAAGTTCAAAACTATTCAAAAAAGGTCGTAATGAATTCTTTGATTCTTTGAAAATGGCAAAAATTTGGAAACATGAAAAAATGGATGATGAAACTCGTGAAGCAATATGGAAATATATTAACACGATATATGTATTATGTACTACAGTAGACAATCTTCCAGAAGACCTTATTAAGAATATAGAAGTTATGGCACAAGAATGTGCTGCCAAAATGAAACAAGAAGATATAGAAGAAGGAAATTTGGAAAATATTTTACAAAATCTTGACATGAAATCCTTAATGTCGGGAATGCAAAACATCTTAGGAAATAAAGCTGTTTTAAAATAAATGTATTACAATTTAATCCTAATACTAGTTATTGTATTATTAATATTATTAACACAAAATAATGGTTCGAAAGTTAGCATTATTGTAAATGGTCGAACTTACATGGTGCATAGGTACAATGATCAATCTATTATGCAAAAGATTGCAAATACAATTCACACATTAAATAAAGATATAGATAAATTATTAGTACATTTGAAAAATAACGAATTTCAACATAAAACTATTGAAATCAAAAGACTTCTAAAAAGATATAAAAGACATATAACAGATCTTTCACCAAGTGCAACAAAACATGTTGCATATAATGTGCATAAAGGAAAAGTTATAGCTTTATGTATATACAGAGACGATAAATTTGAAGACTATAACACAATTATGTTTGTGTTGCTACACGAACTTGCTCATGTTATGACTAAGGAATATAAACATAATAAGCAATTTTGGGACAATTTTAAATTTTTAATTAAACAAGCAATAAAAATGAAAATATATACTTATCAAGATTTCAATAATAATTCTAAACAATTTTGCAATATGAATATTAAATATACCCCATTATAATTTCAAAAGTAATTCTAATGTACATTAATGAAAAGTAATATATTTGAAAAATTATTTGACAACTCAAAAATACTAGAATTTTGGCCAAGTAAATATCAAAATCATGAAGATAAAATAAATGCATTATTTAGATTTATCTTATATGGTGGAATATTGCTTTCATTACATAATCAAAATGCCAGTTATGTGTTATTAGCACTTATAATCATATTTTTAATAGCTATGTATATTGAAAAAAAAACGTATAAACCAAAGAAAAACAATGTGCACAGATGTACAAATCCGAAAATGATGAAAAATGTGCCTCAAGATTGTCAAAAACCAACTGAAGAAAATCCATTTGCAAATGTTCTAATTACAGATTACACTGATAATCCAGATAGACCTCCTGCATGTGCAACCGGCGAAGTTGTGCATGATATTAATAATAAATTTAGAAAAAATCTATTCATGGATATTGATTCAATTTATGAAAAAGAAAACTCAGAAAGACAATTTTTCTCAACAGCAAATACAACTATTCCAAATGATCAAGTGAATTTTGCAAAATGGCTCTACGAACCTGAATTGAATTGCAAAACTAAACCAAAAGATTGTAAATAAAGTTCTATCTTAAATTAATGAATATCCACACAAGAAATACTGACAATGAAATAAGAGATCAATCTATAATAACACAAAAACCCCTTAAATATATTACAGATGTATTCACAGATTATAATCTTGTTTCTGCAAAAGAATCACCTGACACAAGTTCAACATTACGTATGAAACCCACTGTTCTTAATGACACTTATCCAACAAATACGTCTCTTTACGGAACAAGTGCTTACATTGCATCTGGTCTTCAAAATCCAATTGAAGAAATAAATATTGAATCAAGTCTTTTACATTCTGAACCATCACTTGCAATGAAAAAACATCTTACTGAGAAAACTCACTTTAGAAATGAATACTTAAATATTCCACTATTCGAAGATTCCTTATTACGTGGTAATAGTACACGCTCTGACATGAGAAACAACTACAAGAAATTTAATTGCTACAAACAAAGAAACTAATTTTCTTTTCTTTTTTAACATTAAAGATGCAATCAAGATTAGGAACTGATCAAATTATGTCTGACATGTACACACAAATTGGAAATTACAATATTGATAAAGTACAACGTATTCCAAAAATAGATGTTGGTGCTTTTCAAGCAGTCAAACATATTCGTGAAGACTACATTGATGATGAAACAGAATTGTTAGGCATTGGAAAAACTTTGAATAAAAGGGATCCAGTTGGTTATACATCGCATGGATTGCAAGGAAATGATCGTGGAGCTTTTGAATACCCTTCAATGAGTCCACTTCCAGAATCTATGTATACAAAAAAGAATAAAAAATCCCAAGCGTTAAACAGATTTGAAACATTACACATAAATCCTCAAAATTTGAATAATATTGTAATGAATGAACCTCACAGAGGTGGTTTTCATACACGTAATTTTGAAAAAGATTCTTATGCAAATAAATGCTAAGTTTTTTCTTATTTAAAATTAATGGACATCTTAATATTATCAGGATTAGCATACATAGGACATGAATTGTCAAAAAGAACATCAAATGAAACAAATGATATTAAAGAAAAACAAATTTTGAGGAAGAAAAATAGTTATCCAATTAAAGATGATAATTTGCATATGCACAAAATGAAACATCCCAAGAATCCTCAAGAAACTCATGTTGACTATGTAAATTCAAGTTCAGCTTCTGGTGATAACATATGGTCTGTAAATGGATACATGCAAAATGAAGATAGTCATTACAATAGTCAATTTATGGCAATAAACGCAACACATGAAAACTTAACGCCACAAAAAATGACTCCATTTTTTTCATCAACAAAAGTGCAAAATACAAATGAAGATTTCAAACAAAGAAATCTTGAAACATTCACAGGAACTAATGAAAATGTTTATAAACATAAAAAAGAAGTAGAAAGTTTATTTAAGCCAAAACAAATGGTATTTAGAGGAAATCAAAGTAATAAAGAACGTAACGAGAGATACAAAGTATCTGGTAAAATGGACGGCGTTTCTCCCATAGAAAAAACATATGTAGGACCAGGTTTAAACTTAGATCCATCTGTTAATGCAAAAGGTGGTTTCCATGACAGTTTTCGTATTCTTCCTGAAAATCAAAACAGTTACACAAAACAATCTTTCAAGGGACGTGTTGTTGCAGGGAAAGCAACTACAAGTAGTAGAAATTTTACACCAGATTCTATATCTCAAAATAGACCAAGTAGTGTATATACATTAGAAGAGCGCCCAGTTATGGGTGGTATGGGAAATTATAGAGGTGCAAAAACAAAAGAAAACTTCAACATTTCTGCAAATAATAGAACATTTGACGGTGATGTTCAGCAAAATGTTCACTTGAACGGATCCGCTCAAGCACCACCAAAACCAATAGATACAAATGCAGAATTCAGTACTGATAAAGACGACGAAAATTGCAATAATTACCGCACAGGTATTTATTCAAATATTGGAAATGGTGGTTATACTGTAAGTAAAATACTTACACATGATACTGACAGAGAAATGTGCGGAACTGTTACAAATGCTCAAAATGCAAATGCAGGAGTTATATATCACAATAATAATCCAACAAATAGGACTTTACGCGAAACAACTGAAAGTCTTAATACCGGTGAAGTAAATGTTCAAATGATAACAAACACTACACCTGAAGATCATATATTGGGACATATGCCGAATACAACAATTAAAGACACAACACAACATGCAAACTCAAATGGTTTCATTGGTAATTCTGAACTATCTGGTCCAGGACATGTAAATACAAATTATAATGCATACCCAACGCATAGACAAGGAACAAGCACAGAATATGGAGGCATTATCAAAGGAAATGAAGAAACAACAAACAGAAATTACAGTGCAAACCAAACACACAGGGAAGGAACAAGCAAAGACTATACAGGAACAGCTTCTCATGTAACAAATGCAACCATTGATAAAACATTTGCAGAAAATTCCCAAAGTTATCATAAACGCGAGGATACCCTTATTGGACATGCCCCTGGACCAACAAATATTAATAACATTGACAATCCAGATAAAGTAATTAATGCTGAATTTAAAGGAGATAATAATATACAACAACTTAATCAAGCAAAATTACCAAATAGTGTTCCAGATATACAAATAATAGGAACACAAAATAATATTGCAAGAATTGATGAAAATAATACACGTTTTGATACTTCATTAATTGCTAATTCAAATCCATATGTACAGATGCCTGTTAAATACAACAATCAATTTTCACAATGATACATTAATACATAAGCATTTTTTAAGAAAAAATTATTCTTTTTTTCGTCTAATTCATGAACGATGTCATCATCTACTATATAATAGTTTATGCGTTCACTATGTTTAACCTTTACACTACTTGTGTAGTGTCCATTATGTGCAGATCCATGATGACATAAAGCAGAATATAATATAAATTTCTTATTATGAAATGTCAAAGTTTCTTCTATATTTGTTTTGAGTTCAACTTTTGAACCATAGATGTCATATGAATTAATATTTACAATTAATACATGTGGTATTTTACATACTTTGTAAGATTTACAACATTTCTTTTCATTACATTTTTCACATTTATAATCTTCCATACATTCATCATTGAAATATTTATTTAATGAATCTTGAATACTAACACTATCACTTTGTATGAATATATTACGTTGATTGTAATTATTTACAATAATATGACCACAATTATTACATTTCAAATCACATTTTAATTTGAAATCAAAAATGTCTTCTATGTAATTTCTTTTCAAGTTTGTGTTTTTAAATGATTCGTATAAGGTATCTATGACACATAACATTGTTTCACAACTATCATGTTGTACGTGCAAATTTTCAAAAAAAGGACATTTTTCTAAAAAAATGTTGTAAAAGTTTTTAAGATCGTTGAAATTTAATACAGTGCTTCCATTTTGTGCTTTTAGTACATTTATATATGCGTTTATAAATTCTGATTGTTTTAAGTCTTGTGCAAAAAATTGCAGCATATTAACAAATGTTTTAGTGTTGTATAATACTTGCAATGCACTATTAAAATAACACGTGTTTCGCATATTATGTATACCAGTTGGTTTCATTGACATTAGTTATTTTTTATTAAATGTATTCAAACACTAATGTGTATATATCATTTTTAATTAATTTACTCTTAAATTTTATATTATTTCTTACATTGTTAACATGAGTATTTTCATAAATTTCACCGATGAAATCTTCATACTGTAACATAAATTCTTTATTGAATTGAGGACTTATGCTTTTAATTTTGTCAAATTCGTCAAGATTATAAAATATGACATTAGAATGTATGTAAAAGAGTCTCAATATGTTGTATGATGGACAATCTATTCTTTGTGAAATGCAATTCATTTCGTGTATATTTAAGTCAAATTTAGTATCAAATTGTTTGAAACATTTTACACATTTCCATGTTCCACATTTGAACTTTCTATTAAGATGATATGCAAGTGCTTGTTCTGAACTCAAACTTTTACCACATTTGGGACATATAGGCATCTTAATATTTTCTTAATATAAAAATTTTATCAAAATAAAATAATAATTTAAAAAAATAAAATGTCTTAGAATGCAAGATTGAACACAATACTATTGATATAATGAAGGATTCAAAGGAATATAGTATTTATAGTAAAGGGAATACTATATATTTTTATAGCCCTATTGATACCTATAGTATTTTTTTATTGAATAAAGAAATTGATGAAGTAGTTAGTAATATAAAATCAAACAATGTATATGACAGTTCGCCACATATTAAGTTGTACGTTCATACAAAAGGCGGTGATCTTTACGCAGGTCTTAGCGGAATGGAACACATTCGTACATGTGATATTGATATTCCTGCGTATGTTGATGGCTTTGTTGCAAGTGCTGGTACTATTTTGATTCTTGGTGCAAAAAAAAGAATAATGTTCAAGTATTCTGAAATTCTTATTCATCAATTAACCACAGCATTTTGGGGAAAATACGAAGATATGGTGGAAGAAACTAAAAATTGTAAGAAATTAATGAAAATGATGAAAGATATTTATACGGAAATTCCTAATGAAATTTTGGATCAATTAATGACTAAAGAAATACACTTAAATTCTAAAAAGTGCTTAAAATATAAAATTGTTGATACTGTAGTGTAATGGAAAGAGTTCTGAAATTACCACAAATACCACAAAGAACTGAAGAATGGTACAACGTACGTAAAAATTTACTTACAGCAAGTGAAGTATCGTCTGTACTAAATATTAGTCCATTCCAAAGTGCAAAAAAATTGTTGAAAAAAAAGATAACTAGTGTTGATGAAAGTGCATTAAAATCCAATTACATGTTAGATTATGGGTCAAAAAATGAAGACATTGCAATAGATCTTTTCAAATCCATTTATAATCTAGAAGTGCATAACGTTGGTTTATTGATACATGAAAAATATAAATGGTTAGGTGGTAGTCCCGATGGTGTTACTTCAGATAATGCATTAATTGAAGTAAAATGTCCATTGAAAAAGAAAATAAGTCATACAGTTCATGACTATTACTATAGTCAAATACAAGTATGTTTAGAAATTGCAAATATAGAAACTTGTTATTATATTCAATATAAACCATCTTCTATTTTTGAAAACGGTGTATTAGATATAATTCAAGTTAATAGAAATGAAACATGGTTTAATGAAAATGTTTTATTATTTGAAAAATTTTGGAATAATGTTTTAGAATCAAGAAATAATCCCATTTTGCCTGATAAAATTAAACAAGTACATCACGTCATTCAAAATCAAATGTGTTTAATAGATCCAAATATTTGTTGAATATTATAATAGATGAAGATAGTAGTCCAAACATTTGACATTACTAATAATATATGGTATAAAGAACTTATAGTTCAATTATTAAATACGGATTTTGAAATTATTGTTGTTATAAGTAAATCATCGTCTGAAAAAATAATCAAGTTTGGTAAGATAACTTATGTTTATACTCCCGAAAATTTATTTGAATTCATAAGTTTTAAAAAAGTTCATGAATATTTAACAAACGAATTTATAACAAGTGACATGTACCTTTTTTTACATGATACTTGTAAATGTGGTTCTGAATTTAATATTAAATTATTAAATATTCATGAGAAAACGAAAAATAAAAAATTTGATTATGCGCCATTGGGAATAAATAGGAAAATGGCAAAACATTACATAAATAAATATAAAACAAAATTTAATATATGTATTTGTTCATATGATTTTATGCGCAACAAAAACTTTGTAGAATATTTTTGCACCCCTTTTTCAAAAAAAGAAGCTGTGTCTATAGAATTAGGGAATCACAATCATAGTTTCCGAAGATGGAATGATGTTATTGTTGATGATAGTTTAATTTGTCAAGTTGTACAAGATAAAAAGTGGTCTGCTCAACATGGAAGTAAAAAACTACATAATTACATACCTATTATTGATTTACATAAATATGTTTCAAAAGCTTTTTTACATTAGTTGCTGTTGCTGTCGCTGTCGCTGTTGCTGTTGCTGTCGCTGTTGCTGTCGCTGTCGCTGTTGTAATAGTTTGAAACAGTTGCTCTAATTTTAAGACCGTTATTTCCAACAAGTATTAGTTTTTTTTTGAATTTTTTTGGTTGTATGCATGGTACCCCTATACAAGTATCATTATTTGGATTTATTACTTGAACTGTATACATCCTGTTTTAAAGAACACTTCTAATTCTTTAAGTTGTAAAAACTTTAAATTTTGTTTCCCATTATTCCATATAGTAGGGGTTAGATAGTGGGGTTACGTACCGCCACTTCCACTAGTAGTACCGCCACTTCCAACAACAGTAGTACCGCCACTTCCACCAACAGTAGTACCGCCACTTCCACCAACAGTAGTACCACTTCCAACAGTAGTACCACTTCCAACGCCACTTTCAACACCACTTTCAACAGCAGCAACACATGTTCCATTTAACGTAAAACCAGTTTTGCATGGTGTAGTAATGTTATAGCCGCATACACCATTTTCATTATATACAAGAGGTTCAGCATCAGAGTCATTTATTAAATCAGTTTCGCATAATTGTCCTTGTTTGTAGCAAAAACCTTCATTTTCATTTTTTGTGTATCCTTCGTTACATGATTCAAGTACATGACAGTCAACATTCCCGCATACTTTTTCATCTAATGTTTTGTAAACTCCGTGATCTTTTTTTGTTACACAACCTTTTTCTTGTTTTTCTGTAGAACAATTTAAGGCATCTGCACCTGCTTCAGCCAATTTAGAAACACCCGAAAAAAACATTCCACCAATAGCGAATGTAAAAACGAGAGGAACTATGACAAATATAAATATTAGCACAAGGAAAATAATAAGAGCTGTATTCATTTTACTATAGTTATTAAAAAAAATTAAATTTCAACATCTGCAAATTTTGAAATCCGATTTTTTAATAGTGGTATTGCTTTTTCAATAGAAAAATGATTTCCCCATAATTCAATATAGTTATGTTCTTTGTTATACCAAACATAGTTTAGATTAGAATTTTGTGTAAACATTTTGAACCATGAGCCATGTTTTCCCATTACTTTTGAAATAATAGAACTTTCATTATTTTCAAGTTTGACATGTGCGTAGTTTGTCAGGAGTGGTGGATTGTAAGGTGCCATTTTATTGTACATTAAAAATGATATTCCTTAAGTAATTATTTTTAGAAATTAAAGTAATGAGTATAACCATATTTGATAGTAATTCTGTTAACATTGATGGTATTGAAATAGCTGCTTCTAATGTAAATAATACTAAGAAAATAAAATTTACAAATATATCCAATCCTACACAAAAACTATCTTTTCATGGAACAAATGGAAATTACAGCGAAAGTAACTTGAATGGTGTTTTAAATATAAATTTCAGTATAGAAAATCAAATATTTTATGTATTTGGTGGAATTACAAGTGTTAATATAGTTAATATTGATTCTGGGATATCTGGTTTTCTTATATTTAAAAACATGAATAATGTTACACATAATTTTAATTGGCCGTCAAATGTGTTAGTTTTAACAAGTGTAAATTTAAAAACAAGCAATGGTGCGTATTACGTTATAGAATATTCGTTACATGATTCAAATGTGCATATACGAGAAATTTCGTAAAAAAAATGTATATATATATTACAAACAATGTCTGATAGAGTACAAGTGATCGGATCTAACATCAAATTCAAAAATGGAGAAAGTGAAATATTTAACATGACTGCTGATGAAAGTCAAACATTAAACATAGGAAATGGTAAGATTAAAACAGCGGCAAGTGATTTCACTTCTACACAACTTGTTACAAAACAATATGTTGACAACGTAGCACGTGGTTTAGATGTAAAAGAATCTGTGCGCTTTGCAACAGTTGGTCCTTTAACTGGCTATGACATAGCGAGTTCTACATTTACAGCTGTAAACTTAACTGATCCTCTTTTTGATCTAAGTGGATTACAAAGTTTACAAGAAGGTGATCGTGTTCTTGTAAAAAATCAAGTTGACCTTTATCAAAATGGTATTTACGTTGTAACTGCTGGTTCTGTTTTAAGTCGTTCTACTGATTTTAATGACTCTTCTTATGTTACAAAAGGGGCCTTCGCTTTTATATATGACGGTGTTATCAACAAGAACACTGGTTATGCTATATCCAGTCTTGGATTTAATAATGTTTTTGTTTTAAATGCATCGGATGCAACTGGTAGTGTTGTTTTTACAATAATAAGCAGTCAAGCTGATAATTATAAAAATGCTTCTTTAATAAACACTGGAACTTTAGATTCCATATATATGGAAATATCTGCAGGTGGTGGTCTATTATCTGCTAGTGATGGACTTGCCATTAACAGCCTTGGTGTTACAAATAATATGTTAGCTGGAAACGTAGTAAATGGAAAATTAAGCACTCAAGGTAAAATTCCTTTTACAACAACTGCTGCATCTGGTTTAAGTGGTAGTGGTCTTACTGTAACAAATGACACAACAAGTGACAATTTTGTTCTTGGTGAAAGTGTAAATTTTTCTATTGGAACAAGTGCTATTGAAAATGGTATGATTGCTTCTGGTGTTGACGGTACTAAATTAGTAGCATCTAGTGTTGATAATACAAAATTAGCAAATAACAATGTAACTGTTACAGCTGGTAGTGGATTACTTAGCACAAGCGACACAATTGCTCTTGGTGGATCTACTACAATGAGCATTGCAAACAGTGGAGTAGTTACAAGTATGATTGCTGATCAAAATGTAACAAATTCTAAGTTAGCAAACCCAAGTCTTACAGTAAATACTACAGCTGGTAGCGGTTTAACTGGTGGCGCAACAGTTGCATTAGGAACAAGCACTGATCTGTCTATTTCTGCTCTTGGTGTAGTTACAAGTATGATTGCTGATGATGCTGTTACAAACGACAAAATTGCCGCACCAACAGTTAGCATTGCAACTACTGATGGTTTAACTGGTGCTGCTACTGTAAATCTTGGTGGTTCTACAACTTTAGGTATTGCGGATGGTGGTCTTGTTAATGCTAAAATTGCGGCGGGAACCATTGAAAATGACAGATTATCCACTAGTGGTCAATTTACCTTAAATGCTGGTTCTGGTTTAACAGGTGCTGGTGTAATTTCTCTTGGTGACACAACACCAACTGTTTCTATTGCTACAAACGGTGTTACAAACACAATGATTAACGATGTAAATGGTGGTAAAATTGCGACAGGAACAGTAGCAAATGACCGTCTTGTAAACAACACAGTTAAAATTAATCCAATGACAAATGGTGGTTTAACAACAGCTGTAGGTGCCAACCAAGGTGCATATGAAGTTTCTCTTGGTTCTCAGCTTGACATAAAGATTGCGGATCAAGGTGTTATAAATTCTATGATTAAAGATGCTGATGTATCTATTACAAAACTTGTTCATTACACTACAACAGTAAATGTTGAATCTGGTGTTCTTTCTACAACTAAATCAGCGTTAAATCTTGGCGAATCCACAACACTCAGCATTGTTGATCGTGGTGTAACTGGTACCAAATTAGCTCTTAACACTGTATTAAACGAAAATATTCAAAACACACAAATGCAACTTGCTGCTGGTGATGGTTTAACTGTTTCGAACGGTGGTGTTATGACACTTGGTCGCACAGGTGCCCTTACTGCCCAAACAATGAGTATCACCGCTGGTGGTGTTACAAATACTATGTTA